AGCACATCCATGCTCTCACTCTAAAGTGAGAGGCAGTCCGCTCAGCGGTCAGTCAAAATCCGTTTTGGCTAACCTTGAGACTACGGACACGTGGACGTTGTTTCATACCTATGTCTATCCTTATAACTATGCTAGTTATAATGATGGCAACGATTGGAACGATCTCGTTACGGCTCTAAGCGGAGACGTCACGGCGCTCATAAAGAGCAAGTTCCTTTTAGGACCTGCTATTTATGAAGCTGCCAAGACATGGGAAATGGTTCGAAATCCATTTTCCATCCTTTCGATGCTTTCACGCAGCCAACCTCATACGCGAAGTATGAGCTTGCACGGACTTTCAAAGTCTGCTGCAGGGAAGTATCTTGAGGATCGGTATGGTTGGGGCCCACTCTTTTACGACGTTAGCAACCTTGCGGAAGCTACCGGTCGATTGAGTGTGGCTCTCCAACAAGCCGATGACTCAGGATCCCGCTCGGAACGATTGAGTCGTGGACTCGTCATTCCGGTGAATGTTCCACCTCCAACGATGGACAATTCAACTTGGGCAGGCCTTTGCGGTGCCGCTCTACGAGGCGAAAACCTCGGAGGGGGTCACGCAAGGGTTGTTTTTACATCAGCTTCGGTAACGAAGCGTGTAAGTTGCAGAAGGCATGCTATGGCTACCCAGCCATTTCGTGCTTTCGACCAATTTACACAAGCCTTTGGGCTAGATGTGAAGTCCTGGTTGCCTACGCTTTGGGAGATAATGCCGTACAGCTTTGTGATTGATTGGTTTATCAACACACCAAGCCTAACGCATCCCTTTGCGCGGGATACTTTCGCTTCGGACCAAATTGAGTCGGTCTGTTACACTCGAAAACAAGAGTGTAAATGGATCGCTCAATTTGTGTACGGCAAGCGGCCATATTACGATGTGGCCACGCTTGAGTATCTATCTGGAGACCCCGTTTACGTTGGTGGAGAAGGGAATTATTCCCAATTCACCCGTGTACTTGGTCTTCCGACAGACGAAAGTATTTTGTCCGGTAAAGCTCTTTCTCTGTTACACATCGCGGATGGCGCTTTGCTTTTATTGCAAAGGCTTCTGTGATACCCGCTCGTGGACGTTTCCACGACTTCGTAAAGGGCTCTTATGGCTACTGCAACGTTGACACCGTACATTGACAATACTACGCAGGTCTCTTTCAACCTCGTGTCGTCGACTCCTAATGGCGCTCGCTGGCTTGCCAGCGGTCGTTCCATTTCCGAGCCTTACGGCTTTGAGTTGGTGCGGAAGATCGGACCTTCGTCCGCTTCTGCAAATGACCATGTTGTAGCTCATGTCATCCGTACGGACAGAAACGCGACAACGGGCAAATTTGCCACGATGCGCGTCTCTCTCGATTGTTCCATTCCCAAAGATGTGAGCATCATAACTCCCACGGTTCAAAAGAACCTTGTGGCTGTTATGGTATCCCTAATGAACGAAGCGACGGCGAATGCCGCTACTACGGTCAATAGGACTGCTTTCATCGAGGGTCGGGACCTTTGAGTCAACCACTCGGGTGTGAATAACACCCGGGTGAGCAGGCCATAAGACAGTGTTGGAAACCTCTTAACAAAGGAGACCTTCATGTCACTGATTCGAGCCTTTTACGCATCGATGTACGAAAGTGCAAAAACTGCTCTTTCTACTTTTGATGCGCAGACCCTATTAAAGAATATCTCCCTTGATTTCGATTATCTAGTCAACAGGCTGGATAACGAATCTGATACATTTGCGTTAGTCCGCCTCCCTTTGTTGGGTAAGGCGGCCGAAGCAAGTGCTATCACAGGAGATAAACTTAAAGTGCCAGACGGTTTCGACCTGTTTGGCCAAGGTCGTCTTCCCGTCTTCTTACACAGCCTCTTTTCGGAGTGCTGGTACGAGGACGGAACTCCTTTCTTTACTAGGAGGAATGAAGGGCAGAGTGGTAAGTTAGCTGTATGTTTACAGCTAATTCGCCAGATATGCCTAGCGTTCTCCAAAGTAGAGGACACTGTGTGCCTTGCTGATCCTGATGATGTCGTTTCTCAGTTCGAGGAACGCATCACGATGAAGAAGCAAGTCACCGCAGATTCGTGGGTATTACGACGTGCAAGGAAATTGCTGTCGTCAGTACTCATGGATGGTGACGATTTGTGTCCGGAACTTGCTCAATGGGATGAAAATCCCTTTGGTAAGCATGGACCAGGTGCTGTCGCTGGAAAGGAGAGTGGTGCTGATAAGTGGAAGTTTGGATACCTGCCCGGTGACACGGATACTCTCTTTTGCTGGAGAGATACGTGTAGGACGGGCACCTCACTTAAGGCGGAGTATGTCGAGAGAATATCTCGACTGCAAATTGTTCCGAAGGACTTTAGAAGTCTTAGGACAATCTGTATAGAGCAGAAGGAGCTCCAATTTGCCCAACAGGGCATTAAGGAAGTTCTTTACGCCCTAATCTCGCGTCATCACTTATCCGGGAAATGCATTAGCTTCGTAGACCAGGTCCTAAATCAGCGCCTTTGTCGACGCTTAGATTTGGCGACGTTGGATCTCAAGGATGCGAGTGATAGTCTATCGTTAGACTTAGCTCGTATCCTACTGCCGGCTAAAGCTTTCCGCCTGCTGACCAGATACCGTAGTAATAGGATTGAACTACCTGATGGGCAAATTATTAGTAATAATAGTTTAGCCACGATGGGTAGCGCATTATGTTTCCCACTTGAGACGTTGATATTTTTGGCTATTGTCCAAGCTATTACGTCGGGCAGGAGCAAAATGCGAAATCCTATAGTACGCGTCTTTGGAGATGATATTATTCTTCCACTAGATGTGGCTGAATATACCATCGCACAGCTTGAGTGCTGCGGCCTTGTCGTCAACCGTTCAAAGAGTTGTTACATGGATACCCTTGTTAGGGAATCCTGTGGCAGCTGGATGGTTGGAGGCAAGGATTGTGGAATTGTCAAATTCCACAATCGCACTTGCACTTCCGCGCAACAGTGGATACGCCTTATCGGTCAACTCAAGGAATTGGAAAAGAAATTCCAATATTCACTTTGGGTTGGCGATGGAGTTGATCCACTCCTGGACTTGTGTAACAAATGTTACCAAGAGATCGCTCGCAAAC